GGATTCTGTGGTAAGTGATAAATAGTAACAGCCTATTGCTGTGTCTAAATGCCTACCTTTGAGACATTCAAAGATTTGAGTGTTACATTTAAGAAGCATCCTGTTACTGATGATTTGGTAACAGTAAAAGACAAGGCAGCTATCGTTCAATCGATTACTGCCTTGCTTCTTACTAAGAAGGGAGAGAGACCATTTCAACCTCAATTGGGATGTGGTCTTCAGAATGTATTGTTTGAACCATTAGATTATGGTAGTGCTGGTATTATCAAATCAGAAATTAGAGACGTTCTAGAACGTTACGAACCAAGAATTTCTATCGATAATATTTTGTGCAATCCAGATGATCTTAATAATGGTTATGAAGTTGAATTGGCATATACTATTATCGGTAGAAATGACGAACCAGTAATTGTAGAATTCTTCTTAGAGCGTACACGATAATGCCTTATACTCAGGTTGCCAATTTAGACTTTGAAGATATCAAAGTTGCTCTTAAAGATTATTTGAGAGCACAGTCAGACTTTACTGACTATGATTTTGATGGCAGTGCTTTATCGACTTTGCTCGACACACTTGCCTACAATACCTATTATACGGCGTTTAACGCTAACATGGTAGTCAATGAACTATTCATTGATTCTGCCACCCTCAGGGACAACGTAGTAGCGATTGCGAAGCAGTTAGGATACAGACCCAGAAGCATTACTTCTCCAACTGCTACTATTTCCTTTCAAGTTACTTATGGAACTCCAACTACAGATACTGAGTTAGTTCTTAAAAAAGGAACAGGATTTATCACCTCATATGATAACAACATTTATCAATATGTTACATTAGATGATGTAACAGGACAAGTAGTAAACGATGTCGCGACATTTAATAATGTCGTTGTTAGAGAAGGCACACTACTTGTAAATACATTTACAGTTAATACATCATTATCTAATCAAAGATTTATTCTTGATAATGAAAAGATTGACACAGACACTATTAAAGTAAAGGTTTTTCCAACAGGAGGATCTTTAAATGAACCATATCTAGTTGCTGATAACATCCTAGATGTTGATGCAACCTCAAAAGTTTTCTTTCTTGATGAAACAGAAGACAATCGTTATGAATTAATTTTTGGAGATGGTGTTTTAGGAAAGAAACTAGACAATGGCGCAAGGATTGAAGTATCGTATATTACAACAACTGGTCCAGAATCAAATAGTGTAAAGACATTTGTATTCTCTGGTGTTGTCGAAAATCCTTTTGGTGTTTCCCCAAATTCATTTACAACAAACATAACATCTGTAGATCCAGCACAGGGTGGAGAAGAAGAAGAGTCTACAGCAAAAATTAAATTTAATGCACCAAAGACTTATGGCACACAAGATCGTGCTGTAACTGCTCAGGACTATGCTGCTATTGTTCGTAAAGTATATCCATCTACTAGCGACATTATAATTTTTGGTGGTGAAGATCAAGAACCACCCGAGTACGGAAAAGTTTTTATTGTAATCAAAGCAGAGAATGCTGCTTTCTTGACATCTTTAACTAAGCAACAAATTATTGATGATTTGAAGAAGTACATGGTTGCTTCTGTCAGACCAGTAATTGTAGATCCTTCTATTCTATATGTTGAGTTAAATTCAAAGATCTTCTATAATGGATCTGTAACGGATGAGACTCCAGGACAAGTTAGAGATAGAGTAATTGGTTCTGTACAAAATTACCTTGACAATTCTGATATCGAGAAGTTTAACGGTAAGTTTAGATTTAGTAAAATGGTTGGTGTTATTGATGATACAGATAGATCAATCAACTCCAACTTGACTGAAGTAACAATGAGAAAGGATTTCTATCCCAGTCTCAATTCTACCTTCTATTATGAAGTATGTTTCCAGAATGAGTTTGATAAAGACTGTGATGGACCTACCTTGTCATCAACTGGTTTTAGGGTAACTGAGTATCCTACTTTTGATGTTTATCTAGAAGATAGGGATGGCAAAATTGTCCTATATAGAATAGATAGCGTAACAGGCGAAAAGGTTGTTCTAGACAGTAATGTTGGCGACATTGATTATGTAAAAGGCGAACTAAAAATGTATGCTCTTACTATCATTAAGGGCACATTCATTGACAATCGCATTTCTGTCAGAGTAAAACCACTTTCTAATGATATCAAGGCACTCCGTGAGGTATACCTTGACGTTGATGTTGCGAATTCCTCGTTCACTGCATACAAAGAGTAAGTAAATGCCTGCTGTAAAGACTAAGAGAATCTCTACTCTAATCGAGTCACAGCTTCCTGAATTCATTTCTACTGAGTATGAACTTTTTTCAAAGTTTGTACAAAAGTATTATGAAGCACAGGAGGTACAGGGTGGTCCTCTGGATGTTCTAAGTAACATTCAAAAGTATGCTGATATCGATTATTACGAGAAGTCCCTTCTAAAGCAAAGTGACTCCTTAGTCTCAAACATTAGCGATAGTGATACCACTATCAATTTAGTAAATGCAGAATCATTTCCAGAGAAAAATGGTTATGTAAGAATTAACGACGAGATTATTTTCTATGAAAGTCGTACAGGCAACCAGTTACAAAACTGCTCCAGAGGAGTAAGTGGAAATACTAAACTAGGTGATCTTTATAGTTCTTCTAATTTCACCAGTACATCTGCTTCTTCGCACTTTGCTGGGACAGAAGTATTCAATATTAGTAACTTATTTCTGTATGCGTTTGTAAAAAACTTTGAAAATCAATATCTAGGTTCATTCCCAGAAAAATACTTAAAGGGTGAAGTAGATAAGAGAACTCTGATTAAAAACATTCAGAAGTTTTACAAAGCAAAAGGAACTGATAGTTCCATTAAATTTATTTTTAACACCATTGTTGCTACTGATGTAGAGAACAAACCAGAAGTATATCATCCCAGAGAATTTACATATAAGTCATCCGAGTCGGATTGGATTAACGTATATGCTTTAAAGGTAAAAGTAGTATCAGGTAATCCCAAAGATTTAATTGGCAAACAAATTGTCCAGACACCATCTGAAGAGTATGGATATGCATCTGCTACTGTAGATAATGTTATTGCTCAAGGAACAATTGACAATGAAGTAATTTGGAACATTGTTATTGCTCCTGAAACTATCAATGGCATTTTTGGAATTTCCACAAAAGCAAGATTAGAAAAAGCATTACCTTCAACTCTTGGTGTTGGAGATAGGATTAATGTTTCTTCGACTCTGGGGTGGGATTCATTAGGAGAGGTTCTTGTAGGTGAAGAAGTAATCAAGTTTGATGATAAAACAGTAACTCAATTTGTTATCAGTGAAAGAACTTCACCAGTATCACATAATCTTGGAGATTTTGTATATAAACCTGTCACTATAGAAGGATCTGGTGTAAAGTTACTTACATTGGGAATTGTATATGATGCTTTACCCGAGGACACTCAACCATACTCATTTACAGGTGATGCTGTACAAGTATCAAATCCTGGTTTCCAGTCTGCTGACCCAAGAATTGTCTTAACTGGCACAAATCAACCTAGATGGATCAAAGATACTGGAACATCTATTACATCTAATACAAACAGTAATGTAGAGCAATCTTTACAGGGTGTTTCTAATAATGTATCTGCTATCTTTGCAGATGATCAATACTATTATATCACATCTTCTAGTTATCCATCATATAACATTTTTGATGGTCCCACCATTACACAACCTGTACAAGATCAAAAAATTCTTAGGATTCTTAGGAAGACACCAACTGTAACCACTGAAGTTTATAAAACTTCCAAGAGAGATGTTGGCATCTTGTTAAATGGTGTTCCTATCTATGGTTATAAAGACGAAGAGAGTATTCGTTTTGGGAGACTAGACGAAATTCGTGTAGACAATAGAGGTCGTGGATATGTAAACCCACCATTTGTTATTGTAGATGGTCTTCCTGGACGAGCAAGAGCACAAATGGTTGGTCAGGTTGTTGATAGTATTATCATCGATACTACCATCGTATTTCCTGTAACTCCTACTGTAGAAATTACTTCAGGAAGAGATGCGGTTGCTAGAGCAATTGTTACTGGTGGAGAAGTAACTAGTATTGTTGTAGAAAATCCTGGTAAATTCTATTCTTCTCCACCTATCGTAAGAATTACTGATAAACTTGGAAAAGGTAGATTTGCTGAATATACTGCGGTAATCGATACAGATGGATCTATTACCAGTCTTGATAAAGTAGCAGGTGGTACATTATTCACCCAAGAAAATATCATGGTGGAGATCATTCCTGTGGGTGCGGGTGCTGCCGTAACTCCTTTTCTAAAGGAATGGAACAAAAATCGTTTTTCTAAATTATCTACAGTAATTGACAAACAGTTTGGATACGCTTTTGAAAATATAAACAATGTTTTAGAATATGGTTATGGACAAATTGCTAATCCAAAGGCACTTAGAGTTCAACTAAATGATAACTTAAATTCTGCTGATACAGAACCAACTGTTAAAACTCATTCTCCCATTCTTGGATTTGCTTACGATGGCAACCCAATCTATGGTCCATTTAGTTATGAGAATCCATTGGATGTAAATTCATCTATTGTGAGAATGACTTCTAGTTATTCTTTAACTGGAAATAGACAAGATGGTCCTGCTACTAATAAGTATCCTCTTGGATCATTTGTGAATGATTATGTTTATACACATAAAAGTGGTTCTTTAGATGAAAACAACGGACGATTCTGCATTACCCCAGATTTCCCAGAAGGAACTTATGCTTATTTCGTTACTATTGATAGCAATCAAGTACCGCAATTCCCATATGTTCTAGGGGACAATTACTATTCTCTACCAGTAGATAGTAACTATAATTCCAAAATCAATCAAAATGATATTCCAAAAAATGCTAAGAGATTTTTCTCTGCTGGTATGCTTGGTAATGGTGATGGTTTGGTTGCGACTATTTCAGAAGTTAGATCTGGAACAGTAGACAATATTGCTATTGATAATTCTTCCAGCAATTTCTCTGTAAATTGTCAACTATATTTTGACAATCAAGGAACTCAAGGAAAAGATGTTGCTGCTTTAGTATCTTCTGTTACTGGCAGACCTGTAAATTACCTACAGAGTAAAGAAGATAAGGTTGTAAAATTAACTACTATTCAGAATGCTTTCTTATTTGTAGATGATACATTAAGACAACCATCATCTGCTGCATCTGGAACTATTGTCGGTACAGTTCAAAATGATAACGTTATTGTTTTGAAGGATGTTATTGGAACGTTCGATAATACTGGAACTTTCTCTGCTGATATCAAAACCTTCATTCTTACTATTGATCAAGATAGTTCTTACACCAAAGGAGCTACTTTAAGTTTGACTGATGGTGTAAATCCACCAATCGCTACTGCTGAAATTTTAGAAGGAACTAGTAGACAGAATACTGTTACTATTAAAGTATTGTCAGGTACTTGGATTATTGACGATGATTATTACATCCAGTCAGATAACCTGTTCAACACTTCTGGATCTAAAATTGTAACTTTAGTTTCATTAAGTGATAACTTAGAACCATTTGAAGTCAATCAAAGTGTTGCCCTAGTAGAAACTACCGAAAATCATGGTTTGGCGATTGGAGATACTGTTGACATTAGTATCTTCCCAGATGATGCTACCAAAACTAAAAATTACTATCTAAGAAAAAGATTATATCAACAGGTAACTTTTAAAACACCATCAAATTCAACCACTATCGACTCTGATGGTATTGGTAGATTTACTGTTTTAAATGGTGGAGCAGATTATACAGAAGATGTGTATACAGATATTCCATTAACTGGTGGTACAGGATCTGGTGCTAAAGCAACTATCACTGTGTCTGACATTGGTACTGTTAATAATATTGTATTGACAGATCGTGGAACTGGATATAGAAGAGGTGATTACCTTGGTGTAGATGATGATCAACTACAAAGATCGGGTGCTTCGTTAAGTTCTTCTAGATTGGCAATCTATATTGATCATGCAGGCATTGCTTTCAACGGATCAGATATTAAAGTTAAAACTGCTAAGGGATTTGCTACAGGAGATTTGGTTTCGATTGGTTCAGAAATTGTAGAAATTACTGCTATCAATGATAATGTTATTACTGTTACTAGAGGAAGAGAAGGAACACTTGCTGTAGATCATTATAATGGTGGATCTCTTTCTTTATACAAACCAAGATATAACTTCTCCAATAACTTTAAAATTACTAATAGTAATGGTAGTGGATATATTCAGTCTTATGATTTGAATACACAGAATGCCACACTTGTATTTGATTATAGTATTGGTAAGAGAGAGTCGGAACCACTAACCTTAAGTTCAACATTTTTTGATGAAAGCAGTCAACAGAGACTAGTCTCTGTTGTCTCTGCTGGAGATATTGATTTTAAATTTGAATTTTCTGAAGACAATACCACATTTACTCCAAATCCAAATATTGAAGTTCAAGAGTTTTACAAATATACTTTTGATACTTCACACTCTTCATTAACTGGAACATATTTTGATATGAGTCCTAGTAAGAGTTTTAATCTTTTAACTTTAGAAAAAGTTGCTACAACTATTTTACCAGGAAATTCAGGTGCATCAACTTCAGTTAAATTTGGATTTGGTCCTAGATTAACACAAAATCTTTATGATAATAAAACTGGAACAAACTTTTCAAATTTCTATTACTTCGATAAAAATGGTATTGTAAATTCAGAAGGTGCTCTTCTAAAACTTATTACAGATCCCCTACAAGGAACAAAAACACTGAATTATGTAACTCCAAACAGGTTTGTATATAATATTACTAAAACTCCACTGTGGGATGGTTCAGGTTCTATTTCATATACTACTAGTGGACAGTTTGCTGTTGGAGAGATCAATGATATTGATATTACAAACCTAGGACAAAATTATAAAAAAGTTCCTCTTGTTATTGGTTGTGATCCTTCGGAACCATTTAGAGGAAGTGCTACGGTTCGATTTGATACAGCGACAAATATTATTACTGGTGTCGATATTGATAATATTGGATCTAATTATGTGAATCCA